GTATGGAGTCACCGCTTTGCATAACCATACTGTCGCTAAACTGTACATAGTCGTTAGCGTTAAGTACATACTCAGTTATAATATAAATCTTGTGGTCTATGTCGTGAGCGTGTTGCCAATATATGGAGATAGTTTTGTTATTCCCTTGGCGGTTACTAGCAAACAAGGTACTAACCTCAGCTTTATAACCTGCGGGAACTATAAACAACTCTGTCAACGTAGCGGGTTGTATTACTTTACCTACTGTGTGTTTCATTTCTTCTTCTTCTTGTTCTTCTTGGAACGCTCATTGCGCTTTGGTAATTCTCTCATAATGCACCCTTTGTTACAATAAGCCAGATAAGACCAGCTATAATGACTACCCCTGTTAAGACAGAGGCAACAATTAAGAACCCGTTAATCACAGCCCACAGTTTCTCTTTACGTTTAATCTGGGCTAACACAATCTCTCTAGCCTCAGCATCACGTTTACGCTTTGCCTCCGCTTGAAACTTTAACCAATCATCCCAAAGCCCTGCTCTACCCTGATAGATGAACAACTCTTGGATAGCCGCCTCATGTTGTTTAATCTGTTCAAGAGCAAAGAAAGCCTCTGAGTCTGACCCTGATTTATTAGCCTTCTTTGCCAGCTCAGACTTAGAATCAAAGAACTTGAAGATGTGCTGCCCCGCCGCCATAATGTCCCCACCGTTGGCTATGGTTTCTTTAATCACACCAAAGGCAGCGTTGGCAATAGCGAGTTCAGCAAGCATCTTATTTCCTATATTCAGTAATCATAAATGAAAAAGCAGTAACAACACCAGCAATCCATAACAGAGGCTTGGCTGCTCTTGCTATCCACTCTAATACGGTGAAAGCCCCCTGAGCAGCAGAGAAGGCTTTAACCACCTCTGTTGTCTCAGTATTAAGCTTATCCACCTTCTCTTCGACAGCTACTAGCCTGTCATAAATCTCTCGGTGTGTTACGTCTTCCATTTACGCCTCTTCGGGTTCTTTAAGTGCCTCCGTCAACAATGACATGAAAGCGTTACGTCCTACTTGAAGTTGATCGACATTAAACCTAGCGCTATTTAGCTTTCGGTCTAAGTCAACTAAATGATTAACCAGCGTCTGTTGCTCTGGTGTCATGTCCTCAAATGAATACTCTTTGTCATCGATAGTAATGGGTGTTTTTTTGTTTTCCATTATGTTCTCCTGTTAAAACCACTGAAAGGCAGTGGCGACCTATATTACCAAGGTGTGCCGACAGCCACCGCTGGCTCTTTGGCATCAGCGATTTGAGCCGCTACAGCCGCTTCAGTAGCCGCCACTGTCTCCTCGCCCATTGATGCCTTAACCCATCCGACAACGACTTCTTCGGTTAGGTCTTCGTAGGGAATAGTCAGTTCACCAGACAAGCCCATTGAGCCGTAGGTGCTACCTGAGTAGTCACCATCAACATCAGAGCAAGTCCAATGTACGTTGTTGACAAAGCCTGTCTGAGCATCACGCTCCATATTTACGATTGTCCATGTAGTCATTTTAGTTTCCTTTAAGTTAAATATTAGCGGCATCCAAACGTGCCTTCAATGCGTTAATTTCAGCAAGCGCTTCTTGTAATGCCGCTGTCAACAGGGGAACCAGCTTACTTTGGTCAATGCCTTGGTAGACTGGGTTGCCCTCAGCGTCAACAGCATCCTTCTCGCCTGTTACAGCTTCAGGTACAACTCCAGCCAACTCATGCGCTAAGAAGCCATCAACCCTTGCGCCATTAGCAATCCAAGCAAAGTTAATTGGCTTCAGTGCATTAACACGGGTAGATGCATCAGCAACAGCAACCCAGCCTTCTTTAAGTCGGTAGTCTGATGATGTGTTGTAGGAGGTGCTTGAGCCGTTTGTAGTAATTGACCCAACACCATCACCAGTAGTGTTGCCAAAGATAATCATGCTTTGGCTACTACTTGTGTTTGTAACTTTTAAATACAGTCCACAATTTTGTGCGGTTGTAAATTGTGTATTTAGTTGCGCTGCAAATGTTGCATTGGCTGTGTTGTTAATGCGTACACCACCTCCAGAGTCTATACGGACACGTTCTGTGTTGTTTACAATAAATACAACTGGGTTGTTTGTAAGTGAGCCAATGTTTACTGAGTTAGCACCACCATATGCTGTATTTGATGAGCCGTTAAGTTGGAAAGTTGCTGCTTGCCCAGTGTTGTTGTAGGCAATAAGTCCCGCGCCACCTGAAGCATTAGTGCTTTTGAAGTATGCTGTTTGGGCATTGGCTGTGGTGTCATAAAGGTTAAAAAACCTTGTCATGGAACTCGTCCCAATTCCTACGTTGCCTGCGCTATCAATGCGGAAGCGTTCGGAGCCACTGCTGACAAACTGATAAGTGCCGTTACTGCTGAAAATCTCTTGAATCTGCGTGGAACTACCAGCAGCGTTCATATAGTTGACAACCGTATCGTTATAGGTATCTCGGCCTAAAATTGCGATACCAACTTGGTCGCCACTTGCGCCACTGTTCGGTGTTTTGATGACGACTCTACCGAGAGAAGTGCTTGTGCTGCCAACACCAACGTTGCCGCCATAAGGCTGAATCAATAAGTTGCCAGACGCCGCACCACCTGCACTCATCTGAATGTATGGCAAGTCACTTGGTCCAGAGCCAAACTGCAACGAATAACCAGAAGTGCTTTTAGGTTGAATGTTGAAAGCCGCTAGTGAATATGCAGTCGCCAAATCAGATGCGTTGCTTGCGCCGCCAGCGACACTTAAATTGGCTACGGGCGAAGTCGTCCCAACACCCACCTTGTTATCACCTTTAACAACTAAGGTAGGGGCGTTTGCGCCTGTCCTAAACTCAGCAATTGTGTAGCTTGAAGACGTTCCACCAGTTTGAACCCACAGCCCCGGCGTAGTTGCGCTATTTTGAATCTCTACTTTTCCGTTGTTGGGCGCACTCGTCCCAATTCCTACGTTGCCTGCGCTGTCGATGCGCATACGCTCGGTGTCGTTCGTGAAGAACAGAGCAGGGCCATTGGCACGATTGTGAAACCACATCTCAGAACCTGTGTGATAGATACTTCCAGAGTTTGCGGAAGCCACCGACAAGTTAAAGATGGCACTAGATGAGCCACCAAGTGTAATATTGCCACGACCAGATGATGAGTTTTGAATGGTGGTCGTCCCAATACCCAGACCTGTGGAGGTCAGGCGCATACCTTCTACGGGGTTTCCTGCGGTTGCAGAAACGCTAAAAACAATAGGAGCAACAGCAAGTGTACGAATGGCAAAAGTAGATGCGGTTCCATCGAACAACAAATCAGCGCCAGTATTAACTGTTCCATTTCTTTGAAATAGTGCTTGAACGTATTGCTCGTTTGCATTGTCAAGAACGAACTGACCAGCATTACCACCCTTGACTGTCAGTTTCGTACCATCAAACGTCAGCGCACTCCCAGAGGTAAGCACCTTGGAGCCGTTGAGGTAGGTGACTCCGTTGGCTGTGCCTGATGAGAGGGTAACAGAAGACGGGTTTGTCCCTAGCTCAACAACCGTACCACCACTATTCTCAGTGAACAAGCGCTTGTCGGTGACGTTAACAGCCAACTCACCCTGTACCAATTGACCCGCTGTAGGGACGGCAGTGGTGGTTGCACTGTTCTTAGTAATAATCGTATTTGCCATAAAAATCCTTAGAATGAACCACCGTCAATGGTGTCTGTTTCGGTTATGTAAGTTGAGAGGGTTGATAACAAAGTGCTGTACGTTGTCGCCGCATCACTTGCCGAGGTTGCTGCCGCTGAGGCCGAAGAAGCCGCATTACCCTCAGAGGTAGCCGCATTAGTCGCAGAGGTTGAAGCCGCCGATGCTGATGTAGCTGCGTTACCTTCAGAGGTTGAGGCCGCCGAAGCTGAGGAAGCCGCATTACCCTCAGAAGTTGAAGCCGCCGATGCTGAGGAAGCCGCCGCAGACGCACTAGAAGAGGCGTTAGAGGCGCTTGTAGCGGCATTTGAGGCAGAGGTAGCCGCTGCACTCTCTGACGCCGCTGCTGCCGTCTCAGAGGCTCCTGCGTTAGTTTCCGAGGTAGCCGCGCTTGAGGCTGATGCTGAGGCCGCTGAGGCAGATGTAGCCGCATTACCCTCACTAACTCCTGCGTTAGTCTCGCTTGTAGCAGCATCAGAAGCCGATGCCGAAGCCGCTGAAGCAGAGGTTGCCGCGCTTGAGGCTGAAACCCCTGCATTAGTTTCACTCGTAGCCGCGCTTGAGGCTGATGACGAAGCCGCTGAAGCTGAGGTAGCCGCATTGGTCGCTTGAGTCGTAGCAGTAGAAGCACTGGTAGCCGCATTAGTCGCTTGAGTCGTAGCTGTTGTAGCAGAGGTAGCTGCGTTAGTCGCTGACGTTGCCGCCGCTGTCTCACTCGCTGCTGCGTTACCCTCTGATGTTGATGCTGCTGTCTCACTAGCCGCTGCCGCCGTAGCTGACGAAGCCGCCGCCGCCGCGTTAGCCGCTGACTGGGTGGTTTCATCCGTTATAGAAGCTACACTTCCAGCCGCCTCAACCGCACTTGCCGCCGCCGCTGTTGCACTGGTGGATGCGTTGGTTGCAGAAGCTGAGGCCGCTGAAGCTGACGCTGCCGCTGCAATTTGTGCTTCCTCTGCGTCTAGTTGAGCTTGTGTTACCTGCGATATTGTCGCATCGTTGGTGGCATCGCCAGCGCCTCCTATTCCACGGTAGTATGCCATAAATTTCCTTTGTTGAAAGACTCTTGACAAAGCCCTTTAACAAAGGAAGCCCTCCGAAGAGAGCCTCCTTTAGCTTAATTAAGCAGCCAACGCAATAGCGATAGCAGCCTCATCACGCAACTCTTTCACGCCGTACAGCATGTCAGAGGTAAACAATGTACCCAAGTACTCTTGCTTGTACTGAGTCTGTGAGCGTACGCCCATCTGCTCTGCCAACACAAAAGCATCCTTAGTGAACATCAAACCGATACGGGTAGTAGCGGTAGTTGCGGTATCAGCGTTGGTGGTCACATAGACCTTAACACCGTACACGTTGCCAATTTCACCGTTGCGGATAGTGTTACCACCACCGACTTCACCAGTAAAGGCTTGCTCAGTAAAACGAGCCAGACCCATCATGGTGTTACGTGCAACAGGAGGCAGAACCAACACACGACCGTCCATAGGTACGTCTTGATCGTCCAGAGTCTGGATAATCTTACGGATACCTGCGTCGGTAATTGCGTTACCTACGTTCGTGCCATCAACATAAGCCGTTGAGCCGTCACCAGCCAAAACAGCGCCGTCGTAGTCAGCAGAACCGTCGCCACCGTTAGCGCCACGACCCAATTGAACCAAGTCGGTATCAACTTGTTTAGCCAAAGCGTAACCAGCGTCGCCTGTGTAAAACTTACGCAGTGATGCCAGAGCTTGAGCTTCCGTGATGTCTTCGATCAAGCGGCTATACTCGTAGTGCTTGTTAACCAAAACTTGCACTTCTGACTCAGTTGCAGCTTGCAGGGTTACTTGCGTAGAAGCAGCCTTGATAGCGGCAGAGCCACGAGTAGGTTTAGGGATGTGCAGCGTGTCGCCCTTTTTGCCCTTGAAGGACATTTTAGAGACGAGGTTAGCCATAACCAAGTTTTGCTTGTATGCTGCGATGATTTCGTCTGACCACAACTCAGGGATAAATGTTGCTGCTGTGGTATTTGTGACGTGATTACTTCCGAGTGCCATAATAATTAACTTTCAAAATGATTATTTAACCCTTCCTTCTGCGTAAGCCTGCATGATTTCAGGTGCTAACGCTTGATAACGGTCGGGGTCTTTCTGCATGAGTTCTATAATGTCGGAGCGTCGATAGTTTTTCTTACTTGCTGGTTCACCTGAGCCTTTAGTGCTACCAGTCGATGCAGATTTAACCGCTTGCTTACGTTGTACTTGTTCGACTGCTTTTGATTGAGCGACTACTTGATTTCTTTCTTTCCAAGTAGATAACAACTCATCCGCTGCGTCAATGTCGTAATTGCGGTCTGCTCGAACTAATAACTCTTGCCTCACCTTACTCTTCCCCACCCAATCTATAAATGAGTTATCTTTAATAATCTCACCGTAGTCGGGGTGGTTAGCTTTTAAGGTTGCTAAAATCTCTGCCTGTGCTGAACGTACTGCCATCTGTTCGGCTTGTTGTACCTTCGGGTGCTTTGAAATAGCTGATGCAATTGCTTTCTCAGGGTCAGAGAAGAAATCTACTTCCTCTTCGACATCTGGGGCTTTTTGTTGTTGTGTGACGGTTTGGGCTTTAACAAAGTCATCTACAATCCTACGAAGTTCCCCGACTTCACTCCCTTGCTTGCCGATGGCTCTCTCGGCTTCTTGATGCATACGAACAATGTCTTTAACAGATTTGTTCTTATACTTCTCAGGAATGTCCTCTTCGTCAGTATTTTCTGGTTCAGGTTCCTCTTCAGGGGTTGCCTGTTCCTCTTCATCCTCGACCGATGAATACTCTTCGTCTTCTTGTAAAGGCTCGTCGCCTTCGTCTATAAATGTTGCCATGTAAACTCCGTGCTAATAAGCATTGTGGAAAATAATTAGTGCTTGTGCTTATTCAGCGGCACTCTTGCGTTCCTGCGCCATCTTCTCGTTTCGCTTCCGTTCCCACTGCATTGCTGCTCCGGGAAAATCTCCGGTCACGCCCTCAAGTTTGACCATAGGTTTGCTAACGATACGAATAGCAGGTTGACCACATACGCTACAATTGGTTGTTCGGAGTTCCGAGTCAATGTAAGCTTCTGATATGTGATCGTCTGAGCAGATAAACTCATAGATGCGTTTAGGCATTTACTTCCCTCTCAAAGTCCTCGTAGCTGTTTTTAATCGCTGACTCGTAAGAGAGAACTCGCTGTACTGCTTCTATTTGTCCTCTGCGAAACCAGAATTGTTTCTCATCTGGGATGGTGGTAATATCCTGAAGTAAATCCATATTGTCGGATATATCTTCTATGTATTGCTTCCACCCCGCCGAGGCAAACAAATCTAATAGGGTTTCGTAATAATCTTGTAGTTCTTTGTCCATCTCTTTATCCTTTCATATTGTGGAGAGATGTTGCAATTATACCACACTTTTATAAATTTGTCAAGTGTTTTTTGAACTATTTTTAGCTTGAACTTGCATTGCTGCGATACGTTCGTTACTCTTAATGTCTGCTTCCTTGAGCATCAGATCAGCAATCTTGGCTCGTTTCTGGAATTCAGCGTCATCCGCGTTACCAGCTTGTAAGTTGGTAGATAGCGCCGCTGCCATCTTAGCTTTAACCACCTCTGGTTCCAGTTGAGCTTCGACTGCATACTTCTGTGCTCGTGCTTGAGCTTCCATCGCTTGAGACTTGAGTAATTCAAGTTGCGCTTGGGCTGTTTGCATTTGCAGTTCCATCTGCGCTTGTTGTGCTTTCTGCGCTTCGGGGTTAGGTTGAGACGCTTGTTGCATCTGAGCCATAAGCTCCTCACGGTTAGACAAGCCCATGTTGTCAATAACAGCAGATACCAGCATTGGGTACATTGGGCTATCTTGACCAAGGGTTTGCAACAGTTGTACAAGTTGTGTAACCTCATACTCACGGGCAATAACACCCAGAGATGACGAGGGGATAAACTTATAATCGCTGACAGGGTAATGCTCAGGGTCAAACTGCATGTAACGCCAAGCTGTCTTCTCCACCATAGGGATTAGGAAAGACTCTTGGAAGTTAATCAGGGTACGCTTGTGGCGCTTGATAATTGCACCCATCGACATGGATACAG